AGAGCATCGGCCGCAGCTTTCGGCATCCATGCATCAGGCTCATCATATCCGTGTGAAAAGTTTTCTTCAGGAATCAGTTCGTTACCGTCCTTATCCTTGACGCTCATAATCATGTAGTTGTGACAGCCCCATGTGTCCGCTTCCACCGAAGCTTGAAACTGTTCTGTGATAAATGTTCCCACCAGGTCTGTCCCGTTCCAGCCATCGCCATCATCGAAACCAAACTTGTCAAACGCTTCACGCCAATCAAAGTAAATCGTGTAATATGCCATTACGCTTTCCTCCGTTCTGCGCGAGAACGCTCAATAGCAATGCGAGCAAGCTCGCGCTGTTGGTTAAACCAGTCTATCTCCATAGCCGTAACCCACGCATCAAAAGACTGTTGCTCGGCTATCTCTGCACGAGCCTCGACTCCCGAAACTTGGATCTTGGTATCTTGTTTTGGTTTCATTTTCCTTCCTCTCTGATATACTCACCATGTTAGATGGTGATATCCAATATATAAGGAAATCCAATGGAAATGTCAAGCAAACTGAATGAGAATGTAGCAATGCAGACCATCACTTCTCTGGTTGACGACGAGCCGCCGATGGTATCCGAAGACGCAGAACCGTTGACGTTGCTTGTCGGCAATGAGTACGAGATGGGCTGGCGTTCAGTACACATCCACGGCAAAAACGAGTCGGTGTACATCAAAGAAACGGGTGCCGGGCTGTTGCTGAAGGTCATAGCGAAGTAGGCTGATACACTGTGACAGATACAAAGCTTATTTCTGTGAGATTTTTTGAAAACAAATTTCTGTGAAATTGCTGTATCACTGTATCACTGTATCAGATTGGCTGTAACTGGCTGTGAGTAAGGGTTGTAGCTGATACACTTCTGATACACCAACTGTATCAACTGTATCAGGGTGCATTCGTACTGCCCAATCAGCCTTGTGACTTTGTTGTATGTTGTTATAAACTCAGGGAAAATAGCTTATAGGGGGTGAAATGGACACCGAGGAAGAGGAAAAAACATCTGGTTTTCTGACAAACCGACAGAAGGAATTTGCCAAACTTATCGTTGACGGCATCTACAGTAATGCCGAATGCGCCCGACGCGCAGGGTATAGCCAGAAGGTCGCGGTGAAGTACGCGCACAAACTTCTGAACGGCAAAGACTTCCCGCTTGTTCCCGAACACATCGCGGAGCTTCGTCAAGAACGCGAGCGCAAGTATGGCGTGACGCTGATAGGCCAACTCAAAAGACTGTCTGATCTGTCGCACAACGCAGAGTCCGAAGGACAGTTCTCTGCCGCCATCAACGCAGAAAAAATTCGTGCCAGTTTGGGTGGGCTTACTGTTGACCGCCGAGAGAACCAGCACATCCATTCGTATGACCAACTCACCCGTGAGGAAATCATTGCCCAGCTTGGTCAGCTTAGAGACGAACACCCTGCCGCGTTTGTCGAGGGGGATTACGAGGTTGTAGAACATGGCGACACCAGAGAAGAACCTTTGGAACAGATTGAAGACCAAACTTCCGAAAGGAACGCACAAGACGCGGGTTGAAAATAGGGCGGGTACGGGGGTGCCTGATGTCCACCTTTGTGTGGCAAAAACCGCCTTTTGGGTCGAATTAAAATGCACAAAAGGAGATACAGTCTCCATAAGACCATCCCAGATTGCATGGAATATGCAGTATTCTGCGGCTGGTGGCATCTCCTTCTTCTTAGTTTCCCGGCTCAAGCCGCCTTGTCTATTTTTATTTGACGGGGGTGAAGCCCTGCGTCTTGCGACTGATGGCCTCGGATCCGGCAGCCCGGCCCGGGCAGCCTGGACCGGGGGCGATCTTGCGTCTTGCGTCTCTTTCATGATTGATCGAGCTAGCTCCTGGGCCCGGTGATCCGGGCAGCCCTGCGCCTTGCGACTCGATAGATGAGACGGCAGCCCCGGGGGACGGCCGGGTAGCTCCGCGGGCAGCCCTGCGCCTTGCGACTCCCACCCTGCGCCTTGCGCCTGGCCCGGCAGCCAGGCCCGCGGGCAGCCAGGCCCGACGGCCGGGGACTCTAGGGTACTAATCAATGTTTGGGATATGAAACGTTTTTAACTTCGGGGTTCCAACAAGCGCGGCATTCGCCACACTTGCCGTCTTGCTGCGAAGCCGGGCATATGTGCCCGAGTGCTGGGCCGCGGTAGTGTTTGTCGTGGACTGTTGACGTGTTGTAAAAGCTTTTTAGCGGGCCGTCATTCACCATTGTTGAGCTTGCCCGGATAACTACGTTGCTGGGCAGCCAGGTCTTCCGCTGTAAAAGCACGGTCTTCCAGAGCTTTGTTTCCCGAGTCGGGATCCAATGAAACTTGCTGGGTGTTAGCTCACAAACTTCCAGAATCTGGTGACCCTGTTTGACGCTTTGTAGGTCCCCGGAATCAAACCAACGAAAATATGGTGACCTTGTCCGGTTGATCGATTCAACCATAAGCTCAACCCACTTCGGCGTTGTCATAAACTCTTGGCGTTTAGCCATTGCTTCCTTAACGGCCGGGTATCGATAAGATCCTTTTAAAGCATAGCAGCCGTGGCACACGGATCCGGGCACCTGGGCCAGCTTTGATCCGGTTTTGCAATCCGCGGCCGGAGTAGAGATTGAATAGCCGGGCATCTTACTAGTCCGCGATAAGATGGCCGATCCTTTATATGTTCCGAGATTTTTTGTCATGGTTTAATTATACCTTTTCTATGGGAAATGTCAACCTTGCGCCTTGCGACTGGGCCGCCCTGCGCCTTGCGACTGATCCGGGGAGCTCGGGCCCTGGCCCTGGCCGGGTAGCTCCAGGCAGCCAGGTGAGTCAAGCATAAAAAAAGGGGGCGAGCCGAAGCCCGCCCCCTTCCTTCTTTGCCTACCACCAGCAAGAATAGTAAACCTTCTCTCCGTCGGCCAAAGCTTTCTTGGCTTCTTCAACAAATGCCAAGTCATTTTCTTTGTTTTCTTGGACGGATTCTTCTTGGAATTGATGGCCGTAGAAAAAACCACCTTCGCAGAAGTATTCGCTGTAGTCAGTAGCGATGGCCTGTGCCAGCTTTTCAATGTCGCCTTCGTCAAGCTCCATAAACTCATTGTTCAGCCCGCCTTCGCCTCCGAAGTCTTGGGCTGGTGTGCCAGTTTTCTCGACCCACAAGCGTTCCATAAACTCTTGTAGTCGGGCATGTTTCCTCCACTGAGCAACACAGTTTGTGTAATCAGTGTTTCGCGTATAAGCGTATTGGTCTAGTCCCATAACATTTCTCCTCTTTAGTGATAGAACATCATTAATAAAGCATATTCCAATAGATAAGTCAAGCCCTATCCTTGCGCCTCAAGTCTGGATGCAGACGCAAGGCCCTGCGCCTTGCGTCTGAGTCAGAACCAGCGGCTGGCCTGGGCCCGGCCGGGCGATCGAGCCAGGCTGCCCGCGGCCAAAAAAATGGCGGCCGCGAGGCCGCCATTTCTAAAACCAGTTTGGTGGTTAGCGTTGGCGTTCGTAGAAGGACGCACGGTCTTCCCGCCACACTCTGATTTTGCCGTCTGCTTGGGCGCGCCGCACGGTGTGGATGCCTTTTTTCTTGGCAAAGTTTTGAGCGTAGGTCGCCTCGTTGCCTGTGCGGAAGACGATGCTGTCGCCGTCCTCCATTTCCAGCATGACGCTGTACTTGCTTTTGCGCCCGAAACTACGGGCAGGGACTGGGATGTTTTTTTCAATTTTGAACATATTTAACTCCTCGTTTTATGCTCGTTTAGTGGTTATGATTTTTGAGAATTGGTCGCGTGAAACGCTTTCAACCATTTCGGGAACAAGCTCCCGAACCAAGTCAGGCTTAATGACTGAGGCTTTTTGCCACGACACCGTTACAGAACCCTCGTCGCCTTGAAAAACAGGAACAGGGTCATGGTCAGTGTTAGCCAACCATTCAGGTGCCTCCGCAAAAATTTCTGCTTTAAGAGATTTCATCTTCTTTTCCAAAGCAGTGATTTCTTGGCGAAGTTGCTCAATTTGAATTGCCTTATCAAATACAGACATTTCTTTTTCTCCACTTTTGTTGTCGGCACCATTGCCAACACTTATGAATATAAGGGTATGGGACTGGATAGTCAAGAGAAGTATATAGAAAAAAATATAAATAAATGTAAAAAAATCATTTGACATGGGATAATCTATGGGCTAGGGTTTTTAGGTCTACTACAGAAAGAAAGGGAATAGACATGAGTGAATATGACGAAATATCCGACACAGCTTATGATGCCTACATCGAAGGCGTGGCTCACACTCAAGAGCAGAACGCACGACTTGAAATTTCAGAAGGCATCGAGAACATTGCTCAACAAGGTGTTGCGTTGGGCAAGGTTCAAGTCGCCAACATTGCAATGGGGCATCTGGTTGACATCATGGCAGTGACTAATGAGTCGCTGGTCATCGAAGCAATCCAAAAAGCCGCGAATGAATTGGCGGCTATCGTTAACGAAGAAACGGGGCAAGAGTAATGACGCAAGATAGAAATCGCATGATTCAGCAAGCGTTGGAAGGTGGGATTGATATCCCACCGACCCCGTCGCCCATGGCACAAGCGTTGCACAACTTCGACGCGACTGGTGCAATCGACGTGCGAGCAATCGCTGTCGAAATGGTCGAGTGCCAAGCGACAATCGCGCAAGCACAGACCCGCTTGTTTGAATTGAACAAGCAATTACTCGACGCTCTGTTGGTGTAGGCCAGAGCCGCCGCCGCCGCCGCTTGTCGGTGTCGGCGGCCAGCCACCGCGCATCCGCGCCGCCGCGCTCGGGGTTACTTGTAGCCTCGGGCGTTTTGTTTTGCGTCTTGCAGATGGGGGTCCCCCCTAAAAAGAGTACGAGCGTAGCGAGTACGTTAGTACTATGTTGGGTTGATAAATTCATTTGCACATAATATCATTCGGCCCATGGAGAAATATGCCGCTGTACCGGATGAGGTGTTACGGAAAAAGCTGGCGTTGGAGGAGACACTAAGGAACCTTGAACGCCGGGAAGAAGCCAAAAACAACTTCATGTCGTTTGCCCACCACGTCTACGATAATTTTATCGAGGGTAGGCACCATAGAATCATAGCTGAAAAATTGGAATTGGTGGCTCAAGGCAAGTTAAAACGCCTAATCATC